CATACGAGATTACTACGCGTCTCGTGGGCTCGGAGATGTGTATAAGAGACAGGTATCAGCGTTTCCTGAAAAGGATAGTGAGGATATCTATGTCGAAGATGGCACAGGCTCACTCATGGTCGGAAGATATTCCACCAAAGAAAAAGCCATGAAAGTACTGGATATGATTCAGGAAGCCTATGTAAATGGACATATTGATTACCAGATACCAGCGGACAGCGAGGTGGTTGTATGAAGTACAGAAAGAAACCAGTTGTTATTGATGCAGTACAGTGGACTGGTACAAATCATCGAGAAATGTTCGATTTCCTGACGGACTATCAGTGTACAGACCAGTACATGTCGGCAGAAGGTAAGAATTTCTATATTGACCATTGGAAAGTTCCAGGCGGTCTGGTTATTAAGACACTTGAGGGCGAACATCTGGCGAATATTGGTGATTATATCATCCGCGGTGTTCACGGTGAGTTTTATCCGTGTAAGCCGGATATATTCAGAGAAACTTATGAGGAGGTGGAAGCATGAAAAGATCTGAAACAACAAAATTTCTTAGTCAATTACTGGAAAAAAGCCGTTTTTCTGGCCCAGGTAAATACTGGGCTAGAGAAGTAAGCCTTGATTATGGCTACGCAGCAGGAAAGCCAAGAAGAGTAGATTACATGCAGTTTATTCCGGAAAATCAGTGTTCTATCTCAGCAATCGAAAAAGGAATATTTACATGCTATGAAATCAAAAGCTGCAAAGAGGATGTTTACAGCGGAAATGGATTAAATTTTATTGGCGAAAAAAACTATCTTATAACAACAATGGAGTGCTACAAAGAGATTTTACCTGATTTAAAAAATGGAAAATTTGCCCAACATATACGTGAGAATTTTCCGGAATGTTACGCGGAAATAGGTAACATGGGAGTAATGGTTGCAGTTCCGTATCAGAGAGATGCTGCCGAAGAATTTGAAAACCCAACACCACTAGGTGGAGATGTGGAAAAATGGAGATTATCAGTTGTTTTGAAGTGTGGGAACAATGGACCAAGAAAAAGATCCATGACAGAACTGTTGTTTTCCATGGTGAGAAGCGGGCATTGAGAAAGGATGGAATAATATGATACATATCAAAGACAGATTAAAGCAGTACAAGGATAAATATTCGGACTGCTACAAATACGCTGGGGTACATGTCAAAGTTATTCAAGATATGATTGAGCAGCTTCTGGCTGATCTGGAACAGGATGAGAAAGAAAATGGTTGGATTCCTGTCAGTGAGAGATTACCGGAAGATGAAAAAGAGTATCTTGTAACGCTTGAAAAAGTCTATGGAACACCTGAAAAGCTTTATGGAATTGCGAATTATTTAAAATTTGGAGATGCCGGATATTGGAACGAAAAGAAATATGGATATCTTGAATGGGATAAATATTCAGATGGGCATGGAGGAACAAAGATGTATAAAGTTATTGCCTGGATGCCACTTCCAGAACCATACAAGGAGGATGAGCTATGATTACATTCATATTAGGATTCACCCTTGGAACCATAGTCGGAGTGGCTGGTCTTGTATGTGCAGCGATCATGTACGACAAACACCACCCAGACGATTAGAAAGGAAGCTATGAGAATACAACTTATAGATGTTGATGGTCATAATTTCCCGAATTTGCCATTGATGAAAATATCGGCATGGCATAAGGGAAAAGGCGATTCCGTAGAATGGTACGACCCATTGACAGCATGGATAAATCCACCAGATAAGGTGTATATGAGCAAGGTGTTTACGTTTACGCCGGATTATCCACATCCTGTATGCGCAATGGAAATTATAAAGGGTGGAACAGGATATGAGTATCCGTCTGGTGGGAAACTGTTACCAAGTGAAATTGAACACATTTATCCTGATTATAGTCTTTATCCAGAATTATGCAAAGATACCGCTTATGGCTTTCTTACAAGAGGATGCCCTCGGGGTTGCGATTTTTGTATAGTCGGACACAAAGAGGGACGATGTAGCCGAAAGATAGCTAATTTATCGGAATTCTGGTCTGGACAAAAGAATATAGTGTTACTGGATCCGAATATGTTTGCTTGCCAAGATTGGAGGAATTTGAGCCAACAGCTTATTAATAGCGGAGCATGGGTGGACTTCTCACAGGGATGTGATATCAGAATCATGACAGCAGAGAAAACCCAATATCTCAAGGAGATGAAGATTAAACAGATTCATTTTGCGTGGGATCGGTACGAGGACAAGGATAAAATCGTTCCAAAGTTTGAGATGTTCAAACGGCAGACTGGATGGGACAAGCGAAAAATGACTGTATATGTTCTTTGCGGATTTGATACGACATTTGAGCAAGATCTCGACAGAATATATACACTGAGAAATTTAGGATACTCGCCTTATGTGATGATATACGATAAATATAAGTTGCAGAAACGAGATCCATTAAAGCGAATGCAACGATGGGTAAATTCCAGATTCGCGTTTATGGCATGTGAACGATTTGAAGACTATACAGGGTAGAAAGGAGCAACGGTATGCTGACAAGGAATAAAAAGCTGAAAGACTATGGTATTCCGGCAGAGGACATAGAAAAACTGAATACGATGCTGAAAGACTTCCCGGCAGAGTACGGATACCTGCTTTCCGGTGCCGCCTTGTCAGCTTGCCCGAAGAACACGGTGATAGCGGATATGGTTATCGAGAATATCTTGCACCGGAAAAGTTACAGGAAGATCAGCAGAGAAAGATATATCCCGATGAACCCGAAGGACTTCTACGGATACAGACGCAAGACCGTCGCTGTACTGTATAAGAAAATGCGGTTGTTGGGAGTGTGGGAGGAAAAATAAATGAAGTTAATTGATTTAATAGCAGCAACTGGCAGTGATCCTGAAAGCGATATAAAAATCCAGATATGTCACCCAGGAAGAAGATGGGGTGATTACGATACATTCAACGCCGGTTCAAAGCTGCTGAAACCATTTTATGGCTTAGAAATAAGTTGCCTTTCGGCAATAGAAATGGATGTGATCAGAGTTGATTTGATTTTTGATGAGAAAGAAGGTTGTGATTGAATGAGAGAAATCCTTTTTAAGGCAAAGCGGAAAGACAACAGCAAATGGATTAAGGGATATTATCAGAAAAGATATGACCTTTTAAGCAACGAAGAGCATTTAATCTTTCACGCTGATAGTTATAACGTATGGGAATATGCGGAAATTATTCCTGAAACCGTCTGCCAGTTCACGGGGCTTTGTGACAAGAACGGTAAGAAGATTTGGGAAAATGACATTCTGATGGCAAACTTGGACGAATCCTACCCAGAGGATGTGACATATAAAACTGTTGAATGGGGTGTTGCAGGATGGGTAACACATGAAGCTAATAGCATAGACAGACAGTATCTTGATGAGTTTGATCTGGAACATTTTGAAGTGGTTGGCAATATCTTCGACAATCCAGAATTATTACAGGAGGAATGAGATGAGTAAATGGTATGTAAGCGTCGGAATGAGCTTATCAATTGATTATGACGATATTGAAGCCGATACAAAAGAAAAAGCCGAGGAAATAGCAAAAAGTAAAGCATTGGAAGACATTGATTATAACAATTGTGATTGTGATACTGGCTATCCAATAGTGTATTGCTGTCTTGAGGAGGAATCATGAGTAAATCAGTATTAGTGATTGATACGCCAGAAATGTGTATGGGTTGTCCTTTTGCTTGGCCCGTTGATGATTATACGTATATTTGCATTGTTGCAGTGGATAATGATGGCGATTTTAAACAAATAAGAGACGACTCATACGCGGTGAAAAGAGAAGATTGGTGTCCATTAAAGCCATTGCCGGAAAAGATGAAAGTAACTGGGATTTATAACGGCGAATATTTCAAAGCAGGAGGTAAACCGCCGAGTTATAAAGTTGGTTGGAATGCTTGTATTGATGAGATTACAGGAGGGAATGTTGATGATTAATTTATCAAATAAATGTGTTTTAGTCAGAACGCAAGAAGAATACGAAAATGTTCTGAAAGAAGCAAGAAGACAGGGATATAGATGGTACGGCGGTAAAGAAGCATATCCTTTTGAAAATCAATATCTACCGGACATATTAAAGTTTTACAGTAATAAAAACATGGTAAGAAATGCAAGTATCGGTCCGAGATATGAACTGATAGAAGCATCAGACGTAATTGCAGATAGAAAGGAACTCGAAGATGCAATAAGCCTTGTCAGAACATTCGTCAAATGTCCATATAGAATAGCATTGACGGATACATTTATTAGGCCCTTGAAGTTGCTTGTAAATACTGTAGAAAGTCAGATGGAAGAGGTGAAGTAGATGGAGAAATTAACGAAATTGAAAAATGGAAGGATTACTTATAACGAAAAAAGAGATCCTGTGTTTGAATGTGGTGAATTTTGCGATAACTGTCCAACTGGTACAGCATATTGTAGGACTATGAAAAAAATGATTCGTAAACTTGCTGCTTACGAAGACTTAGAAGAACAGGGCTTGCTTGTGAGGCTGCCGTGTCCTATTGGTACAACTGTATGGGACATATGCGGCATGGATATTCGGGAAAACGTGGTAAGTGGAATTGAATGCGGCAAAGATGGAAAACAGTTTTTGTGGGCAAACCATGATGAATGGATCGGAAAATTAAATGATTTGGTATTCCTCACCCATGAAGAAGCTGAGAAGAAGTTGGAGGAGATGATGAAAAATGAATAAATGTTGCGCTAGTCAAGACGGTATATGTAGAAACACTATTCTATTCGGAACTAAATGTGACGGGTACAAAGAAAGATGCACGCTGAGACCATGTTATGAAAGCCTTGAAAAGGTGGCAAAGGGTTATCAGCATAATTTGAGGAAAATGTTTGGAGTGGAGGAGTGATAAATATGTCGGACAAACTTACACCAGAAATAACTCCGCAACTCGCCATATCAGCATTCACAGTACTGCATCAATATTGCAGCTCAATCAGTCCACATGACTGCATCAGATGTGCGTTTTACGAATATTGCCCGGAATGTTTCATGGGGTGTCCGGGAGATCAGGGCGAGGTAATCAGAAAATTGCAAAGCAACGAATAAAATTAGAGAGTCGGTATTTACCGGCTCTTTTTTAATGCAAAATTCCTCAAACATGTACCACAACTTTTCCGCCAACCTATGATAGAATATACTCAGAAGTATTACTATGGGGTTTTATGGCCGATTGGAGGCGAATTCAATATGAATGTTCAAGAAATTAAATTAAAAGACATAAAACCGTATGAAAAGAACCCAAGAAAAAATGATGATGCAGTTCCTTATGTCGCTGAAAGTATAAAACAATTTGGCTTTAAAGTTCCGATTGTTATTGATAAGAACAACGTAATTGTTGCTGGACATACACGATATAAAGCAGCAAAGAAGCTTGGTTTTAAAAGCGTACCATGTATTATTGCCGATGATTTGACAGACGAACAGATAAAAGCTTTTCGATTAGCTGATAACAAGGTGGCTGAGAAGGCAGAATGGGATTTAGATTTACTGGATAGCGAAATTGAAGGAATATTCGATATTGATATGACCGATTTTGGCTTTGAGTTCGAATCAGAAGAACTAGAAGCCGAAGAAGATGAATACCAAGGAACCGTTCCAGAGGATCCTGTCACTCAAAAAGGTGATATGTGGAAGCTGGGGGAGCATCTACTTTTATGCGGAGATAGTACATAATCACAGATGTCGAGAAACTAATGTATGAAGAAAAAGCTGATATGTGCTTCACTGATCCGCCTTATGGATATGAATATCAAAGCAACTTAAGGAAAAAGAGTAAGAAGTTTGACGTCATTGAAAACGATGATAAAATATTAGATTTTTTCCCAAGCATACAACTTGTGTGCAATGGTTTTATATTCATATGCACGACGTGGAAAGTTTTAGACAAATGGATACCGTTATTTAAAAAATACCATGATTTGACAAATATGATTATTTGGAACAAAGGTGGAGGCGGAATTGGTGACTTAAAGCATACTTTTAGCACTGACTACGAAGTTATATTGTGTGCAAACAATGGCAAAGAGATAACAGGAAAAAGAATCGGTTCCGTATGGACTATAAAAAAAGATTCTTCTTCTGAATACATTCACCCTACACAAAAACCAATAAAACTGTCTGAATTTGCAATAAGGAACACAACAGAGTGTGGAGATATTGTCCTTGATTTGTTCGGAGGATCAGGTTCTACATTGATCGCTTGTGAGCAAATGGATCGTAGATGCCGAATGATGGAATATGATCCAGCATATTGCGACGTGATAGTGAATAGGTGGGAAAAGTTTACAGGAAATAAGGCAGAATTAATCAGAGAGGTAGAAAGAAATGAATAACAAATGGCGAATGAAAAAAACTTAAGACCCGGAAGCATGCAAAGCAAGAGCGAAGTTAGAGAAAACGGAAGGAAAGGCGGAATTGCCTCTGGGCAGGCTCGCCGTAGGAAGAAAACCCTCTCTGAACTTGCGAAAATGATAGCTGATAATCCTGCACCTGATAGTACTCGAACAAAGCTCGCAAAAATGGGAATATCTGATGAAGACGCGAATAACAACGCTGTTGTAGCAGCATCCATATATGCAAAAGCCATCAAAGGCAATATGCAGGCAGTAGATAAATGGGAACAGTTGGTATCTGTCTCAAAATCAGACGAAAGCAAATACGAACTTCCTGCCAGAGTACTCGGCAAGGCATTCGTGGATATTAACCGACAGATTAAGCCTAATATCGAATATGTATTCGAGGGCGGTCGAGGCGGTCTGAAATCTTCCTTCGTAGCTTTTAAGATTGTTGAGCTTATCAAGAATAATCCTCAGATGCACGCCTGCATTACAAGGCAGGTGGCCGGTACTCTGAAAGATTCTGTATATGCCAATATGAAGTGGGCTATAAACGAACTTGGGCTGATGGAAGAATTTGAATGCAAGGTGTCGCCGCTTGAGATCAAGTATATTAAGACAGGACAGACAATATACTTCCGTGGTCTGGACGATGAAACCAAACTGAAATCCATTAAGCCGGAGTTTGGCTACATTGGAATCCTCTGGAAAGAGGAAAAAGATCAAATGAAGGGAGATGCCCAGGAACGTTCTGTTAATCAGTCAGTGCTTCGTGGTGGTGATGAATCCTATGATTTTTCATCATATAACCCACCGAAGTCAAAATCAAACTGGGTAAACAGGATCAAGCTCATACCTAACCCGAAAAGAGTTATTCATCATTCGAGTTATCTGGAAGCCCCGGCGGAGTGGCTCGGACAGAAGTTCATTGACGATGCAGCACATCTGAAAGAAATCAATCCAGAAGCCTATGAGCATGAATACCTTGGCGTTCCAAATGGTGACGGCGGAAACGTATTTGAATATCTGGAGATTAGAGATATTACAGATGAAGAGATCAGTCGTATGGATCGTATTTTCGCTGGCGTAGATTATGGATGGTACCCGGATGCCTTCTGCTATCTCCGAACTTATTACGATTCTGCTAGAGAGAAAATATATCTAATTGACGAGCTATATGTAAATAAATGGAGCAACTCCAAGACCGCTGATTGGATCAAGAAAAAAGGCTATGACGATTATACGATGATATGTGATTCTGCGGAGCCTAAATCCGTGAATGACTTCCGAGACGCCGGACTCCCTGCCAGAGGAGCAATCAAAGGACCAGGAAGTATCGAGTATGGTTTCAAATTCTTACAGACAAAGACACTTGTCATTGACCCGAAGCGGACACCGAACGCATACAAGGAAATTACGGAATATGAGTATGACAGGGACAAAGAGGGAAATGTAATAAGCGGTTATCCTGACGGAAACGACCACGCAATCTCGGCACTTAGGTATGCTTATGAGCCGTTATTTAACAGGAGGGGGTACAGTGCATAAAATGTTAGATAGGTACTTTTCAGATAAAATAAATAAATTCTTAAGCACCGGTTTAAAAATATATGGATCATCTGACATTAACGAAATCTTAAAAGTTGTAGAATATGAAGACATTATTGTGCGAGATACTTCTGTAAGATGGATGGATTTTAAAAGGTAGATTAAATGGGACTTATAACAACACTAAAAAGGTGGTTTAACATGATATTCAAAAAACAAGCTGAAGAGGATTTTAATATCCAGGCAGCAGAATTTCCAGAGATGGAATCACTGATTAACCGGTGCGCGAACATCTACAGAGGCGTACCGGAATGGTTAGATGATAAGGACAATATCAAGACGATTAATTTTGCGAAATCTGTCTGCTCAGAAACAGCTCGGCTCACAACATTGGCGATCGGCATTCAGATAGACGGTTCCACAAGGGCTACGTGGCTACAGAAGCAGATTGACAAGGTATATTTCCAAATTCGTCACTGGGTAGAATATGGCTGTGCTTATGGAACAGTTTTTATTAAGCCGAACGGCGAGAGCCTTGATGTATTTACTCCGGCAGATGTGATAATTGTGGATTATGATAACCAGAAGATCAAAGGGATTATATTTAAAGATTCCTATACTGTTGGACGGAAATACTACACACGGCTTGAATATCACAGGTTTGTTGAGACTACCGTGGACGGTGTGACAACTTATCCGTATTATGTTTCTAATAGAGCCTATGTGTCAAAATCCCCTCAAAGCATTGGAGATAAGATTGACCTTAAACAGACCAAATGGGCTGACCTTATGGCAGATACACCACCGATTCTTAAAGCAAACGGTGAGAAACTGGACGGGCCGTTGTACGGAGTATTTCGGACACCGCAGGCGAATAATGTGGATATCAGTACACCACTGGGCTTACCGATATTTTCCGAAGCCATCGAGGAGTTGGGGGATCTTGATGTTGCGTATAGTCGGAACGTGGGGGAAATTAATGACTCTCAGAAGATTGCTCTGTTAGATGATAGACTGCTGATGCCAAGCGGTACACCTGTTTCAGCCATGTCACCACGGGGTATGGAGAACAGGCGAAATGAGATGAAATTGCCACATTATGTCAAGAACGTGTTTGGACAGGATGAGAAAGAATTTTATCAAGAAATCAATCCGCAACTCAACACAGATATCCGTATAGTCGGTATAAATGCCCTTTTAAACCAGATGGGATATAAGATTGGATTCTCCAACGGATATTTCGTTTTTAATGAAAAAACCGGTATGGTGACGGCTACGCAGGTAGAAGCAGACGACCGAAGGACAATTCAGTTTATCAAAGACATCCGGGATAAGCTGGAGGATTGTCTGAATGGCGTAATCTATGCGCTCAATGTTTTTGCCGATCTGTACGGCCTGGCTCCGGTTGGTGTGTATAAAGTAACATACGACTTCGGAGACATAACTTACAACAGAGAAGAAGACCGTGCAAGATGGTGGCAGTATGTTGTACAGGGCAAGGTTCCGGCATGGATGTATTTTGTAAAATTTGAAGGAATGACTGAGGAAGAAGCGAAAGCAATAGTCAAAGAAGCCGAACCAGACGAACCAACATTATTTGGAGAGGAGTAAAGAGATGGCAGATAAACCAGTAACAAGGGAAGAAAAATATCTTGCGTATTTGACAGGCGATTACAAGGGCGAACTCCCGAAGCCGATCACGCGAAAAGAGAAGTATTTATACGAATTATGTTTAAAAGGAATAGGCGGTGAGATTTCGCCGGAAGAAATCAAGAATGCAGTGAATGAGTACCTTGAAAAGAATCCGGTCAAGCCCGGAGCCACGACAGAACAGGCGCGGCAGATCGAGCAGAACAAGACAGATGTTGCGTCGCTGAAAGAGGAAACTGGTTCGCTAAAGGAAGATTTAACACAGTTAGAGGAAGCAATAAACTATGTGAAAGTCACCGATATGCTTGGCTCGATTTCTGGTTTTGGATATAGCAAAAATGTAACAAATCCACAATGGATGAATAACGAATTTTCATGTGAATCCAGTGGGGATGGATTCTGTGCTATCGGCAGTTTTGATAATTATTATTTGAAAAGTGGCAGAAAGTATATTGTTGCTTATGAAAGCAGTGGACAATGTATACTTAGAGGAATGAACGAATATGTTTATAGTGATACTATTTCCAGTAATATCGGTGCTAGCTTCCCATTAAATAGTTTTGTAAAGTTTGAGCCAACAAAAGATGCCGTTATTTGTGTAACAGACATTCCAAGTGGTACTATATCAATTAAAATTACTGTATTTGATGTCACAGCGGTTGACGAAAGTGTATTAAATGCTATTGATTTTACGGATATGTCAATAAGTTATTCTATTGTTATTGTCGAAAGAGCAACACTGGCAGACAGAGCAACAGTGGCAGACAGGGCTAATAAAGTTGATACTATCGCAGGTGCTAAAAGTGTTAATCTGATTGACGAAACAACCGTTAATGGAGCAACATCAAATATCGGAAATAAGCTAACATATGTAAATACTAGTGTAGATTATAAAGGTAGTGGATTTAGTTTCACAGCAGAAAGCGGAAAGTCTTACTATGTCGGTGCAATCATAACGAACAATGCTGACGTAGATTTGCCGGGATTTTCAAGAGCGTACACTGGTGTGACTGATTCAACATATTTGGGTACTGTACCAAGCGGTTCTACAATCGTTGATATGGTAAAAGTAGACGGAATAGATGGAAAAATCGGTGTTGTATATTCGTTCTATTCTGCAACTGCTATTTCCGTAAATTACACAATGCAGATGTTCGCTTTTGAGGATTTAGGCGGTAGTTTTGAATTGTATAAACAGAAAATGTTTTCTGATTATGTTATTGATAAATCCGTTTATGCTGATATTGCAAGTAAGTGTTTTACTGGAATGGAACAGAAAAACATTTGTGCTTTTGGTGATAGCATTACCGCACAAGCAAAATGGTATGAACCTTTGAAAAGTTATTTAGGTGCATCTAATATCTATAATCGTGGTATCGGTGGCACTTGCATAGGTGGGAGTGGCGCAAATGCAATGTGGCAAGACGTTAGAATTAACGCTTTGGAGAAAGACATTGATTGTTTGCTGATTATGGGTGGAACAAATGACTCCGCTCAAGGTGTAACCATTGGGGAAATTAGCAGAGATAATCTTGATACAAGCACTTTTGTTGGTGCTTATAATGTGCTTTTGAGTAAGGTTTATTGCAAATATTATCATCTTGGAACTTATGAGGGAATTACGCAGACAACAGAAGTAAAGCCTATTAAGATTATGCTTGCTACACCTATTTACTGTAATGACCCCACTTACGGAAATATGGATAATATTGCAGAAGCGGTTAGGGGAATTGCTAATATGTGGGGTATTCCAGTTGCAGACCAACACGCAAAAAGTGGTATCAATGCTGTTACTGCTGAATTATATCTTGCCGACAACGTACATCCAAATGATGAGGGTGGAAAACGTGTTGCAAATGTATGGGGAAACGCATTAAGAGAAAATGCCGAACTAAACTAAAGAAGCTCAGCCAGACGAACCAACATTATTTGGAGATGAATAGTTATGTTAAGTCCAGAATATTTACGCCGGATAACAGAGGGTAGCGAACAGATTGCTGAAGAGCTGCATCAGTATATCATATCTGAGATCGTGTCGAGAATGATGGCAAGAATCGGCAGAGGTGAGGACTATATTCTGACCAACGCCGATGCGTGGAGAATCAGAACGCTACAGGAATCTGGTGAATTGCTAGAGGACATTCTGGCAGAACTATCCAAATATACCAAGCGTGAACAGCAGGAACTTCTTGAAGCGTTTGAAGATGCCGGAATCACTGCAATGAACTATGATGATAAGATATACAAGGCGGCAGGATTAAGCCCTGTACCGCTCGAACAGTCGCCGGCCATGATAAGGCTCATGGAGCGGAATATGCTTGCAACTATGGGTGAGTGGAAGAATTTCACACGAACCACCGCAAGTGCCGCTCAGAGGCTCTATATCGAACAATGCGACCTTGCATATAATCATGTAATGACTGGAGCGGTTGGGTATACGCAAGCCATCAAAGAGGCAGTTAATAATGTTGTATCAGATGGTGTCACCGTCACATATCCATCTGGCAGAAAAGACACGATTGAAACCGCAGTTGCGCGTTCTGTTAGAACTGGCGTAGCACAGGCATGTGCTGATATTCAGCTAGCAAGAATGAAAGAAATGGGATATGGCTTAGTGCTGACATCGGCACATATAGGAAGCCGCCCAAGCCATGAAGTGTGGCAAGGGCAGGTATTCTCTATAGACTGGGAAAAATTAAAAGAAATCAAGCCTTATCTTTGATAGAATCGAGATACAATGAAATTGCTTTATCGAGCAATTTACTGATAGGTATTCCAGTATCATCAGAATACGATTTTAATTTTTCGTAAATTTCACGATCAATAGCATTTGATATTGCTACACGGTTTTTTAAGCCTCTATTATTTGACATTTTGTTCAACTCCTTTCATACTAAAGTTTATCATAACTTTCAACTACTTGCAATTAAAATAAAATAATGATATAATTGAATGTAGATAAAAGCAGTTGAAAGGAGAAAAGAGCTATGGAAAAAGTAGATGTAGGAATGAAATTTGGAAGGCTTACAGTAATAGGAGAAGGGAAGCGTGAAAAAGGTGTTCATAAATGGAAATGCAAGTGCGAATGTGGAAACATAACGTTTGTCGATTCAAATAAATTACGTTCTGGTCACACGAAATCATGTGGATGTTTGCAAAAAGAACGAGCTGTTCAGGCTTCATTAAAGCATGGAATGAGTAAAAGCAGAATACATAAAGAATGGAGAGGGGTACTTCATAGATGCAAAAATCCATCTGCATCGCATTATGAAAATTATGGTGGACGTGGAATAAAGGTTTGTGACGAATGGGCTGGGAAAGATGGCTTTATTAATTTTTACAAATGGTCTATGGAAAATGGTTACGCAGACGATTTGACACTTGATAGAATTAATAACGATAGTGGATATTCACCGGATAATTGCAGATGGATTCCGCATATTGAAAATTGCCATAACAGGGGCGTAAGATTTGATAATAAAATCGGTGTTCCCGGAATATCTGAAAGAAAGTTAAAAAGTGGAAAAGTAAAGTATAGAGTGTGCATTACTGCGAACTATAAGAGACATTATATAGGTCAATTTGATAACTTAAAAGATGCCATTATTGCTCGTGAAAAAGCAGAAAAAGACTATTGGAGTAAAGAATGAACAAATATCCAGATTTTATTGAAAATTGTCATTATGGTGAAGCTGATGGAATATGCGGAGTAAATTGCAGACATCATTTTTCAGTTTGGGCGGAAGGAATGCCGAATCCCTACGCAGAACTATCAGCACAGGACAAAGCCGACAAAGGCAAGCAGTACGAAAAGGAACAACGACAACGCACTTACGAGCGAAGAATCCGCAAAACGAAGCGTGAAGTCCTTGGACTGCAAGCAGGAGTCGACAATGCACCAAATGAAAAGGCGAAATTCGCACTCCAACAAGACCTTGACCGGAAGTCTTATCTTTTGCAGAAACAAAATGCTGCATACAAAGATTACTGCAAACAGAACGACCTAAGAGAACTACAAGACCGCCTTATGATAGCAAAGTGGAATCGTCAGAATGCCGCTAAAGCCAGAGGAGCGGCAAAGAGATATAAAACAGCAAAGGGGATTGACTGATGGATAGATGGGAGTATTACAATCCGAATCCTGCTGGGAATCGAGTAGGAGATTGCGTTGTCCGGGCAATATGCAAAGCAACCGGGTTTGACTGGGAAACAGTGTTCGCCGGATTAATGGTACAGGCGTGTGCTCTGTCAGATATGCCATCAGCTAATTATGTCTGGGGAGCGTATCTTTATAAGTATGGATACAGACGCAAGCTGATAGAACAATCAGAACGATATATTTATACAGTCAACGACTTTTGCATAGACCATCCAACCGGCACATATATCCTCTGCGTAGATGGTCATGTAGTGACAGTGCAAGAGGGCAAATATTTCGATACATGGGATTCCGGCAACGAGATCCCGGTATATTACTGGGAAAAGGAGTAGCTAAATGAGCATATCAGAATTTGTACAGATTTTCCTCTCTATCTGCGGAGGGGTGTCCATTGTCGGAGGGGCGGCGGCTGTAATTTTTAAGTGGATTACTCCGGCATTCCGACTTAATAAGCGAGTAGAGACACTGGAAGAACATGACAAACGAGATTACGAGAGCCTTCAGAGGATTGCGGAGCGTGATTCATTAATTCTGGAAGTGTTGTCAACCATGTTGGACAGTCAGATCAGTGGAAACAATGTAGAAGAATTAAAAAAAACAAAACAGAAGCTCACGGAGTATCTTGCACAGAATCAACGTTAATTGCATTAATAAGGGGTATGCTCATGAAATTATATGTGTTCACAAAGAAAGATATAGACAGATTCTTGACAGAGTGTAATTTTACACCAGATGAGGAAAGGCTGTTCCGGCTGAGATGCAAGGAATACACGCTTGAATACTGCGCTGAACAGATGAATGTGAGCATATCCACGGCGAAACGGTTGAGCCGCCGGGTAAACAATAAAATAATTAAAGTATGCTAAAAAAAGTAAGGAGAGGATATTTTTACCCTCTCCCATTTTTTAACAAAAATCTTCTTTTACAACCCTTTCAAGTAGTTTTATCACATATTCTGGTGGAGTTCGTTTGCCACCCTCCCAGTTTTCTATGCTCCTTTTAGGAATGCCATATTTTTCAGAAAAAGCTTGCTGCGTAAGTCCAGATAACGTTCTAATTTCGTGAAAATCAAGAGGATCTGAAGGAACTTTTTCGGGAAATACATCCTCTTCTTTTACCTGATATGTGAAGAATCCCATTGAGGACGGAAGGATTCTGAAATAGAATACCTCATCCTCTTCTTCTATCCAGGTTTGCTGTAAAAATATTTTCGGACACCATTCATCTAATGCAAACTTTTCATCTGAATCAGAGTAAACAACATAAGAACATAAATTTCCTGTGTCGGATTTCATTCTCTTCATCTCGTTATAGATGAATCTGGTCCTGACATATCTAACTATACTATGCACTTGTTCTACTCTGAGTTCTGGAAATAAGGCTTCGATTTGCTTATAAATCTTATTCCACAGACATGCATGGTACTTACTATCTAATTCAACCGGTATGTCGATATAACCGCTGCTACGAACTGACAAAAATCGGTACACTGCATCAATTATTTCCTCGTCTCTAACCGGAGAAATTAATTCTGCATCATCTGGAAAATCAAATGGCAAAAGGCTTGATTTCTCCTGATTCTCAAGATCCTGCTTTACCATGCTCAAGAATTTTTCGTATTCATATTTTTTCAACATCTTATTTCCACTCCATCTTTTCTTTATAATCGTTCAAAGCTTCTTTAAATTTTCTTTCGCAAATATTGTTTTTACAATCAATATCACTATTTAATTCAACGTCTAATTCTCTTGGACTGTAAGCATAATAACGGTTTTCGATAAACCATTTTGCTTCCTTGATCTCGTAAATAGTCTCCATGGCTTTTTTCATGCGCTCCGGCATTTTCTTTCTGCCTTTGGATTCATGAAAATTAATGCAACTGTTTCCATACTCGATCATTTTCTTGCGGATATCCTCAGCCCAGGCGATCTGTTTTGGACTGCCAACCAGTTCCGGTAATTCTTTACACATACCTTTTGCTTCCCTCCATGCTTTCTTGAGACCAGAGGAAATAGACATTCTCATTTTCTTGACTAACTCCCATGCTCTTTTCATTATTGCTGATAGATTATATTTCTTCACGTCATTTTCCTCCTTAGTTTTCTTGCTCCTCTTTCTGATATTATAATACCACTCGTTGAGTGATAAGTCAATACTTTTTTGACGCTTTTTTGAACTTTTTAGATTGATGCATCTATGCAAAAATATAATCAGAAAGGCGGTGTATAAGATGGCATTATATAACAATCCTTATCAATATAGTTTTGGCGTTCCGGGGCAGATGAACCAGTTTCAGCAACAGCCTGTCCAGATGCCGGCTCAACCAGTACAACAACCACAACAGAATAACAATGGTATCCTGTGGGTATCTGGCGAAGTAGGCGCAAAATCCTATCTGGTAGCGCCCGGGACAAGTGTCTTGCTGATGGATTCAGAATCAGAGAAATTCTATATAAAATCCACAGACGTTTCCGGTATGCCACAGCCATTACGGACGTTTGAATACCATGAGGTAGGCACTCAGATGCCGCCTAAACAGCCTGTTCAGAACATGGACAAATATGTCACCAGACAGGAATATGACGATTTAAAGGGCAAATATGAAATTATCATAAACCGATTAAATTCTTTTTCTGAACCTGTTAGGGTTAATACCACACAGGAATCAGCAGCCAAGGGAGGAAATGCAGATGAGTAATCCATTATTTAACGTGCTTGGTGGTGGGATGCCGCAGGGAAACGGACCAATGCAGATGATACAGCAGTTTATGCAGTTTAAGCAGAATTTCAAGGGAGACCCGAAGGAAGAAGTTCAGAAGATGTTACAGTCTGGACGGATTTCTCAGCAGCAACTTAATCAAGTTCAACAGATGGCAGGACAATTCCAGCACATGTTGAAAAGAATGAAATAGTACATTACAATCTGGCCAGATTGATGTAAATACACAAAAAGGAGATTATATTATGGATGGAAATTATAGCTTAGCAGATATTGCCGCTGCTACTGGAAACGGTAGAAATAATGACGGCATGTTTGGCGGAGATGGTAGCTGGTGGATTATTGTTTTATTCATTTTTGCTTTCTTCGGATGGGGAAACAACGGATGGGGCAATAACGGCAATGGCGGCGGATATGCAGCCACAGCAGCTACTCAGGCAGATATCCAGAGAGGATTTGACAATTCCGCGGTAATCAGCAAGCTTGACGGAATCAACAGCGGCCTGTGCGACGGCTTTTATGCCATGAATAATGGTATGCTTACCGGATTTAATGGAATCAACACAAACATCATGCAGACTGGCTTCGGAATCCAGCAGGCAATTAATGCTGATACTGTAGCGAACATGCGGAACACCAATGATTTACAGGCACAGCTTGCGAACTGCTGTTGTGAAACCAGAGAAGCTATACAGGGTGTAAATTACAATATGGCGCAGAACACCTGTGCATTGCAGAATACGATGAACAGCAACACAAGAGACATTATTGACAGCCAGAATGCAGGAACAAGAGCGATTCTTGATTATCTCTGCAATGAAAAAATTTCTAACCTTCAGGCTGAAAACAATGACCTCAGACGTGCTGCATCTCAGGACCGTCAGAGTGCATTGCTCACAACTGCAATGGCTTCTCAGACACAGCAGCTTATTAATGCGATTAATCCAGCACCGATCCCGGCATATCAGGTTCCTAACCCGAACACATTTTATGGATGCGGATGCAACACCGGATGCAATTGCTGATAACTTCATATTGAGAGTATCTTTCGATTGATTCGGATGTCGGCTTATGCCGTATTACACAGAGGGGCAGGCTGAGACCTGTCCTTTTGTGATATGAAAGGAGTATTTTTATGGCAGAATTTACAAGCGTAGCTGCTCAGACTGTAGCAGTAAATGGAAACGTAGTATTTTCAAACACAGCAGTTAAGGGTTCTAACTGCATTCAGCACAGAGAGGGAAGTGGAATTATTACACTGAGAGGACTGACTAATCAGTGTAAAGCAAGATTCTTCGTGGATTTTTCTGGTAATATCGCAATTCCAACAGGCGGTACTGTTGAAGCTATTTCTCTGGCTATTGCAATCTCTGGCGAACCGGTTCTTTCTTCTCAGATGATTTCCACACCGGCAGCAGTAGACCAGTACAACAATGTGTCCTCTGGCATCTATATTGATGTGCCTCGCGGATGTTGCGTTAACATCGCAGTAGAGAACACAAGCGATCAGGCAATTTCTGTTGCGAACGCAAATATTATCGTGACCAGAGAAGCGTAGGAGGTGTGATTATGAGAGATATTAAAGACTTATGCGCAAGAATCGAAGATGAACTGTCCAAAATCGCTGATAATGGGCTAAACACTGGAAATCTGGAAATGACATACAAGCTGATTGATATGTACAAAGATATCAAGAATACGCAGTACTGGGACAAAAAGGTGGAATATTACAACACTGTCCTTGATGAGATGCGTGGTGGATACAATGACGATTACAGCGAACGCGGAAGAAAGCGCGACAGCATGGGGAGATACAGCTCAAATGACGGCAGAATGATGCCGGATTACGACCGGGGCAGTTCTTATGCCAGACGTGGTGAGCATTATGTTAGAGGGCATTACAGCCGTTCTGACGGACGAGATGCTTATGACGACTATATGACACAGAAACAGAGTTATCGTTCCGGCAAATCTGAGGACTGCAAGAGGAAGATGCTTGCCGCTCTGGAAGAACACCTTGACGAACTCACTACAGAGATGAGTGATATGTCCAAGGATGCAGAGTGCCGGGAAGAACGTGATCTTGTAAAGAGATACGTAGAAAAACTCCGTGATATGCTCTAATTAGTCAAAACATGTACCACAACTTTTTGGAGGTTCTGTGGTAAAATGTATTCATAGGGAAGATTCGTAAGTGGTTGACGCCACTTGACATAGACATTTTTTCATTGATTCCTCCTTTCACGGGTGCGTGTCCTTAGTAGAAAATGCAGTGACCGGATTGTCACATAAGAAGCATGAGGTTGAAAAGCGGATGCAATTTCCGACACGTGCCATTGCTGTCTACATGACTTGCTCGCTCGCATAGGCAGTACGCACCTCCTTGCAAAAGGTAGATGGGCGGCAGGCGCCCGAAACAACTCGTGGCAGGCATGACACGTTAAACACCTTGCTAACCCGGGAATCCGGGTTAATGGAATGTAGCTCAGTGGTAGAGCAGTAGCCTTATAAGCTATGTGCCGCAGGTTCGATTCCTGCCATTCCGATTATAGGTTTATCCTTATCCTGTGGACTGGAATTTAATACAAATAGTCCCGAAAAGGTGTCTTCTGGGAAAGTGGCAACTATTGGCAGTGTTGCGGCGGTCTGTAAAACCGTTCCCTCGTGGTAAACATTATAGGTTCAATTCCTATCTTTCCCATTACCTTGCCAGTGGTCTAACTGGCTTAATCCATTTACCTGCGGCGGCAGGTCAATAAACACGACCAGGAGGATGTATATGCAGAAACTTATTGACACATTAAAATCATTTGGAATTGAGATCCCGGAGGATAAACAGGCAGATGTGAAAAAGGCACTCTCTGAGCATTATAAGAATGCTAAGGAAGTTGCAAAAACTCTGTCGAAAGTTGAGAGCGAACGTGATGACTGGAAAGAACGTGCTGAGACAGCAGAAGAAACCTTAAAAGGTTTTGACGGTATCGACCCGGCGAACATTCAGACAGAGCTTGCTGAATGGAAGAAGAAAGCCGAGGATGCAGAAAAGGAATTCAATGCGAAGATCTATGACCGCGATTTCTCAGATGCTCTGAAAGCGGCACTCGATGATGTTAAATTTTCCAGTGAAGCTGCTAAGAAGTCAGTTATGGCAGACATTAAAGAAGCCGGATTGAAGCTGAAAGACGGTAAAATCCTTGGACTGAATGACCTGATTGAACAGATGAAGCAGTCTGACGCATCCGCTTTTGTGGACGAATCTCAGCAGCAGGCTCAGCAGAATCAGGCAAGATTTACCACTCACGTTGGACAGCAGCAGACACCGGGAAACATGACGAAGAAAGATATCGAAGCGATCAAAGACCCGTCCGAAAGACAGGCCGCAATCGCTCAGAATATCCAGTTATTCCAGTGATTTTTTACACCGACTATACACCAGAGTATAGCCGCTAACCCAATACCTTAACAATTATGGGTAGAAAGGATTTTTTATATGGCAGCAAAAGATAATCTTATTATGACAAATGATATCCAGGTCACAGCACGTGAGATTGACTTTGTAACCAGATTCGAAAGAAACTGGCAGCACTTACGTGACATTCTGGGAATCATGAGACCTATCAAAAAGCAGCCGGGTGCTGTACTCAAGTCCAAATACGCAGAGGGCACTTTACAGAGCGGAAAAGTGGCAGAGGGTGAGGAAATCCCTTACAGCAAGTTTACTGTAAAAGAAAAGACCTATGCAGAAATGACTATCGAAAAGTACGCAAAGGCTGTATCTATCGAAGCAATCAAGGATCACGGCTATGAGAACGCTGTTCAGATGACCGATGATGAATTCCTTTTCCAGCTTCAGACTGATGTTACCGGAAGATTTTACGATTATCTGAAAACCGGTACGCTTACTTCCACAGAAACAACATTCCAGATGGCTCTGGCAATGGCTAAAGGCCGTGTAGAAAACAAATTCAAGCAGATGCACAGAAATGTGACTGGCGTTGTTGGATTTGTGAATATTCTGGACGTATATGAATATCTCGGAGCAGCTGAGATCACTATTCAGAATCAGTTCGGATTCCAGTATATGAAAGACTTTATGGGATTCAACACCATTTTCTTACTGTCCGACAGTGAAATCCCACGTGGACAGGTTATCGCTACTCCTGTTGAGAACATCGTACTTTACTATGTTGACCCGAACGAGTCTGACTTTGCAAGAGCAGGTCTGGTGTATACCGTATCTGGTGAGACAAACCTGATCGGATTCCATACGCAGGGTAACTACCACACAGCAGTTTCCGAAGCGTTTGCAGTTATGGGGCTTACTCTTTTTGCAGAGTACATTGACGCAATCGCAGTAATTACCATTGACGAAACACCGACACTTGGCACGCTGACAGTAACATCTGTGGCAGGAACAGCAAGTGGTGACACAAAAATTACTGTAAATCCGGCTAAGGAAAACGCTAATAATGTGTACAAATACAAAGTTGCGGCAGAAGCAGCAACAGTTGGATATGGACAGAATCTCAGAAACTGGAGTACTTGGGATGGAAAAGCTGACATTAAGGCGGCAACCGGACAGAAGATTACAGTAGTTGAGTGTGATGGAACATACAAGGCGCTGAATGCCGGAAGCGCAAGCGTAACAGCAAAATGATTATCGAATAGGAGGTAACTGGCATGGCTTATGCAGATTATGAATTTTACACAACTTCATATTTCGGTTCAGTCGTGCCAGAATCCGACTTTCCACGACTGGTAGAAAGAGCCAGTGATTTTGTGAACACAATGACATTTGACAGGTTGGTGAACGGACTGCCGACAAATGAACGCTCACAGAAGCGTATCAAAAAGGCGGTCTGTTCATTGGCTGAATTAATGTATCAGATTGAGCTTGCTGAAAAGAATGCAATCAATCAGGCATCAGCAAATCTTACCGACACGAATGTCGGGAACATTTCAACAGGCATTGTAACTTCTGTAAGCTCTGGCAGTGAATCCATCTCTTATGCAACACCTCAGCAGAAAGCATCAGGCGTAAAAGAATGGAGTGCGGTATATGCCGCCGCCGGAGATATACAGAAAACGAACGACTTACTCTTAAAGACAGCTTTGCCGCTTCTGATGGGAGTAAGGACAGATGATGGCATACCGATATTGTATGCGGGATTATAAAAGGAGGCAAAGATGGAAGCATTATTTACAAATGTAACTCTGATTCTAGCAGTAATCAGTGTTTTGGCGTTTTGCGTGTCTGTGATTACACAGGTGATTAAAAATGTTGGGTTCCTGTCAAAAATTCCGACAGACGCACTGGTACTTGTACTGTCCATTGGAATTACTGTAGCTGCTTTTGTGGCGTATATGCAGTACATTCACATGACAATCTTGTGGTATATGATTTTAGCAGCTATCATGGCTGGGTTTATTGTGGCGTTTATTTCCATGTTCGGATGGGAGAAGATTACGGAATTGTGGAAACGAACGTCCAAGGTTGACGTGGATAAACTGAAAAATAAATGATTAAGGAGAGGGTATCATGTACGGCAAAACATTGACGATTTTCAATTATTATGAGAGTCCAACAACTGGAGATGCGTACTGGTATCCTCATGTTTTATCCGGCGTTGACCTCATTACGGACAAGGGAGCAATCCTCAAAAAGTACGGACCAGACGCAACTGACAACGCACAGTTACACGTTCGATACACTGTCCAGAATGGCGATATAACCATTACTGACAAGAATGGCAAGATTCTCCCATGGGTGCCAGTTAAAGAGTGGAAAAGGCAGATTAACAACGCTCTGGAAGACACTATCACATTCTCGGACGAATCATTCTTTTGGGAGGGTGAGTGGACTGGTGGAACGGTAACTGACAGTGACTATCGGAACGGATTCTACCAGTACATGAACGAGAACAAGGATAACGTGTTTAAGATTACCAGCGTAGGTGGTCCATATACACTGATTCCACATTTTGAGATTCTGGGTAAGTAATATGAGTAAGATTCATCATTTCAAAGGATTCTCCATAGTTGACGGAGATATGAAAATAAAGTTGAATATGGACAGGTTTTCCAGACAGTATCGAGAAGCCCAGTACCTCCTTGATGGAATGGTCATGGACAGTATGGTTCCGTTTATGCCGATGATTACAGGTGACTTTATCAATCGAACAAGAGTTGAGAGTACATCCTTACAAGGAACTGGGAAAGTATGCGCAGCGGCGGCTCCTTATGGACGTTTTCTGTATGAAGGAAAAGGAATGGTCGATGAAGCAACTGGAAGCCCCTACGCAAGACGTGGAGCAAAGAAAGTCCTTGTCAGTCAGTTTTCTGGTCAGACAGCCGCAAAAGAAAATCTTGAATACACCAAGCAGGCTCACCCACAGGCGCAGGCAAAGTGGTTCGATGCTGCTAAACGACAATACGGTAGCACATGGATTCGTAAAGTAAAAGCACAGGCAGGAGGTGGCAGACATAGCGGATAAACCCATTGGAAAAGACGCAACTGGATATGAGATTCTGACAGATGCCATGAAAGCACTTCTGAACCAGTATCCGGGGCTATATGAAAATGAAACAATCAAATTTGAGGAACTTGGCAAAGAATCAGGAATTGCGTTCTCAGCGGATAATGGAGCTTTGGTCTATAAGGAAAAAGAAGATGTTTGTGGAACAATGCATCAGGTATGCCAGTACCCATTTTACGTGGTATACCGAACAGCATCCGACAAGGAACGACAGAAGCTATCTGTTCAGAAGTTCCTTGACAATCTCGGTAAATGGATATGTCGAGAACCAGTTGTCATAAATGGCTCTGAGACACGCTTAAATGCGTTTCCTGAACTTTCGCAGGGACGAGTGATAAAACGTATCACCCGTGACAACTCCTATGGTTTAGAACCGCAGGAGAGTGGAGTACAGGATTGGCTATTGCCATTATCAGTGCGCTATGAAAACGCTTATGAAGTAATATAACAAGTAACAACCGGCTATCAATTGGAGATAGTTGCTAACCTACACAGCCTTTTAAAAGTTATAGGCAGAAAGGACATTTCTATGGCAGTTACAGGCAAGATTGACCGTAAATATATGGCTCATTATATTGATGCAGGTTCCCTCTGTGGAGGACTGACACCGAAATATGAGCGTCTTGGCAAGGATCTGGAAGAGTACAATGTAGAACTCAATCCAGATACTGAAACATCTAAAAACATTCTTGGAGAATCCACATTCAAGCATAACGGCTACGAAGTTTCTTCTGACGCTGATCCGTTCTATGCAGACACTACTTCTGATCTGTTTGGAGCATTACAGAAGATCGTAGACAACAGATACAAAGACGACAACCTCAAGACAAAAGCAGTCGAGGTTCACCTTTGGACAGAAGCTACGGCAGGCAAATACGAAGCATATCAGCAGGAATGTTACGTTGTGCCGACATCCTACGGCGGCGATACATCCGGCTATCAGATTCCATTTACCGTCAACTATACTGGCGAACGTGTCAAAGGAAAATTTGATATCAGTTCCGGTACATTCACAGCCGACAGCGAATAAGCACATATACAAGGAGGATACGCCAAATGGCAAAAGTAATTAACACCAAAATTGATGATGGAATTCTCATTTTTACATTTACCAATAACGAAGACGAGGTTTTTTCTTCTTTCAAGCTTAATCCAACGGACATTAATGTAGCAGCACGTGCAGAGGAACTGACAGAATACTTTGAACAGCTCAAAGATTCTATTCAGAAAGTTACTTCCGGCAAGGAAATGGCGGAGCTGAACAGACAGATCGAAGACAAAATCAACTATCTGCTCGGATATGAAGCATCAAAAGACCTGTTCAAAGAGCCGATTACGGCTACAACTGTGTTTGGCAATGGTCAGGTGTTCGCTTATATCGTTCTGGATAAAATCGCAGAAGCAATTGTGCCGGAAATTGAAAAGAGAAAAAAGAAAATGCAGGCAGCAGTCAATAAGTATACGGAGAAGTATACAAAATGACCGCCTATGAGTTACCCACCTCACTAAATATCAGTGGGGTGGATTTTTCTATCAGAACGGATTTTCGAGCGATCATTGATATCCTCATAGCCATGAACGACCCAGAACTGGACGAGCAGGCAAAAGCAGTTGTTATGTTACAGATTTTGTTTGAGGACTGGCAAAGCATACCGGCTGAATGCCTGGACGAAGCTTGTCAGAAAGCATCAGAGTTCATCGACTGCGGACAGTCGGACGATAATTCAAACCACCCAAAGCCCCGATTAATGGACTGGGAGCAAGACGGAGATATGATCGTTCCGGCGGTAAACAAGGTTGCCGGTAAAGAAATCAGAGCAGTGTCATACATGCACTGGTGGACGTTCTTCGGATATTTCATGGAATCTGGCGAATGCTTGTTCAACACCGTTGTTGGAATCCGGTCAAAAAAGGCAAAGAGCGAAAAGCTCGATAAATGGGAAAAGAAATTCTATCAAGAAAACAAGAACATTATTGACATAAAAACACGTCTCAGCGAAGAAGAGCAAGCGTATAAAGATGCGCTGAATGAGATGTTGAACCTCAAATAATTAGGAGGTGAACGCATGGCTGCTGATGGCTCAGTCATTATTGATACCAGGATGGACACGTCAGGTGTTCAAAAAGGCGTATCAGCTATAAAACAGTCATTTAACGGCCTTGGGAGTGCTGTAAAAAAAATCGGTCTGCTAATTGGCGGAGCTTTTGCTGTCGGTAAATTGGTACAGTTTGGCAAAGAGTGCGTGGAACTTGGCTCTGATCTGGCAGAAGTACAGAACGTGGTCGATGTTACATTTACAACCATGTCTGACAAGGTAAATGAATTTGCGAAGAATGCCATGACATCTGCCGGCCTGTCAGAAACGATGGCAAAACGGTATGTCGGCACGTTCGGAGCAATGTCCAAGTCGTTCGGATTCTCGGAACAGCAGGCTTACGATATGTCAACGGCTCTGACACAGCTGACTGGTGATGTGGCATCATTCTATAACATCAGTCAGGACTTGGCTTACATCAAGCTGAAATCAGTGTTTACAGGTGAGACCGAGACATTGAAAGATCTCGGCGTGGTAATGACCCAGACTGCTCTCGACCAGTATGCGCTTGCAAACGGCTATGGCAAAACCACGTCTGAAATGACTGAACAGGAGAAAGTTGCTCTCCGCCTGGCTTTTGTACAGAAACAGTTATCGGCTGCATCTGGAGACTTCATTCGTACTTCTGGTAGCTGGGCGAATCAGGTAAGAGTTATGCAGTTGCAGTTGCAGTCTCTCAAGGCAACAGTCGGACAGGGGCTGATTAATATTTTCACACCTATTCTGAAAGTTATTAATATCTTGCTAGGTAAACTGGCAACTCTGGCGAATGCTTTCAAAAGTTTCACGGAGCTTATTACTGGAAAGAAATCATCAGGCCAGACAAGCGGAAGCGGCGCAGGTCTCACAGGCGATGCAAGTGGCGTGCAGGATACGGCAGATGCTTACGGAGAAGCGGCAGATAACGCTAGTAAGTTAGCGGATTCTACGGAAGATGTTGCCGATGCCACAAAAGATGCGGCGAAAGCGGCGAATGGATATCTTAATCCGCTCGATGAGATTAGCAGATATTCTTCTCAGACTGCAACTTCTACTTCCTCTCCATCTGCCGGAAAAGGAACTGGAGAAACATCCGGCGGCCTTGGTGGAACCGTTGGGAATGTAGACTATGGAAATCTGGCAAAAGGTGAAGATACTCTCTCAAAAATGAGTCCGGTTCTTGATGGAATCGTTAAGCGTTTTAAAGAACTTGCAGACCTTTTCAAAAAAGGCTTCTGGGAGGGCCTTGGCGATTATAAGCCTATGCTGAAAGATCTTAAAAAGAACATAAATTCGATAAAAAAGTCTTTAAAGAACATATTCACTGATCCGGCTGTTTTAAATGCATCAAGCAAGTTTGCTGATTCGTTAGCATTGAATTTGGGAAAAATAACCGGTTCTATAGCAAGAATTGGGCTGACTATAGCGCAGAACCTTGTCGGTGGAATAGCAAAATACTTATCTCAAAATACGGACAGGATAAAAAAATATATCGTTGATATGTTTAACATCGGAACGGATATCTCAGATATCATCGGAAACTTTTCAGTTGCTTTTGCAGATGTTTTTTCTGTTTTTGGAGGAGAGACGGCGCAACAGCTGACAGCTGACATTATCGGAATTTTCGCTGAGATTGAAATGACCGCTACAGAGCTTTGTGCTAAGTTAGGCCGGGATATGCTGAACATGATTGCAAAACCGTTCATCGATAACAAAGATCTCTTGAAAAGTGCTATCGAAGGATCACTGAAAGTCATTGAAACCGTAACAAGCGGCATCCTTTCAACGATACAGACGCTTGGCGATCTGATACAGAAACTCTATGACGAGCATTTAAAACCGTTTTTTGACTCAATTGCAAACGGAATCTCAAGCATATCAAAAACAACGCTGACTGTATATAACACATACATTCTTCCGGTTTTACAAGGATTAGCGGACAAGCTGAAAGGCTTAATGACAGGTACACTCGGCGAAACGCTTGCAAAAATTGAAACATTCTTGGGGAAAATTATTGATGTTCTTAAACTCCTCTGGGAAAACATATTAGTACCGCTTATAAACTGGATTATAGCAAATGTCGTTCCGGTACTTGCTAAGATTGCAGATATGATAGGCACAAAAGTCATAAACATCGTAAAAACGCTCATAAAAGTGATCGGCGACATAGTTGACGTGTTGAGCGGAGTAATTGACTTTATAGTCGGCGTATATACGGGAGATTGGGAAAAAGCATGGAACGGTGTAAAAGGCATCGCAGAAGGAGCCTGGAACCTGATTAAGGACATCATTCTTGGTGTTTGGGAAACTATCAAATCAGAGACACAGGGTGCGTTAGACATTGTAAAAGGTGTTATCGAACTTGTATTTAATGCAATTAAGTCAATAGTGTTTACAGCTTGGGACTACATCAAAACTTGCACTACAAACGCTCTGAGTGCATTAAAAACTACGGTATCAACTGGATTTAATGCGATTAAATCTAAAATTTCAAAAACATGGAGCAGTGTAAAAACTAAAACAGCTCGAATCTGGGATAGTATATCTACGGTTCTTTTTGGAAAATTGGAAAAAATAAAAAGTGCTATAGTTGATAAATTTACGTCGGCAAGGGATACCGTTGTATCCGTTTTTGAAGGAATAAAAGATACTATTAAAAGCACACTTAACAGTGTAATTGAGATCGTTAATGGAGCAATCGGAACTGTAAACAGTGCCATTGGTGGAATTGAATCAGCATTTTCATTTGGACCGTGGAAAGTGCCGACTCCGTTTGGCTCAAAGACCATAGGGTTCAGTGCACACTTTCCACGAGTACCGACAGTTCCGTACTTAGCAAAAGGGGCAGTCATTCCACCGAGATCAGAGTTCCTTGCAGTCTTGGGCGATCAGAAGCAGGGCAACAACATCGAAACACCGGAAGCTTTGCTTAGAAAAATCGTCCGTGAAGAAACAGCAGGACGGCAGTCAGGCGGCGGGAACTACAGATTTACAGCTCAGATCAATCGCAGAACCCTGTTTGACGAGATGATGAAAGAAGCACAGATGAGGCGAGACACAAGCGGTAGAAACCCGTTTGAGATGGCATAAAAAGGAGGACGTTATGGATAGATACAAAATCAACGGCACAGACATCTGGCAGCCGGATAAAGACCTTGCGCTCTCCTTTGCCACGACTTACACGGAATCAAGTCAGAGGACGCAGTACGGTGTAGGTTACTTTACGCCGATGTTTACTGTTGAGCAGTATACATACAAGGCCAGTGATATCCCGATGACGGAAGCGACTAAAATCTTACAGACGATAGCGAAAGGATATAAATTTACACTTCATTACTTCTCACCATATTACGGTGTTTGGAGAGATGCTCCGTTTTATGTCGGCCAGACGCAAAACATATCTATCGGAGAATTATCAGATGATAGAAAAATACTATCATCGTTAGAATTTAACATGACGGGGGTGGATCCACTATGATTAGCGTAAGCAATGCATTTAGAGAAAAACTAGAAGCTGGTGAACCGGTCAGAATGGTAGTGGATATCACTTTTCCTGACGGAACGAAAAAGACTATTGATGAAGAGATCATGAACGGCGACAACGGGTTTACTGACTGTGCAGAAAGTAGTAGCTTTCCAGTTGGAACATCTGTTTGTAAAACGCTGACATTGAACATTAATAACTATGAAGAGCAGTGGAAAGAATATGAATTTTACAGTGCAAAAATTCATGCATATCTAAAAATCAATAGTCTTGCAGAAAAGATTGACAAAGGAATCTATACAGTAACTACGCCGGAGCAATATTCAGACATCATCACTATCACGGCTCTGGACGATATGTACAAAGCAAATAAAGCGTATACCAGCGGCCTTAAGCTCCCTCAGTCCCTTATAAACCTTGTCAGGGACGCCTGTGAGACTATCGGAATAGGTATGAATCTAACTATGTCACATGGCGATATTATAATAAGAAGCATTCCGGATAACATGACATTCCGCCAACTGTTTGGGTATGCAGCTATGGTTGAATCTGCAAACGCCAGAATTGACTATTCTGGAAATCTCGGATTCATAAAATGGGATTTTGAAAAAGCAGATATTCCTGATTTGAAAAACTATGGAAACCCACCTGTGCTTTCCAGTGACGATATTATTATTACCGGAATCAGAGTCAAAAACGGACAGTCCAATGATGATACAGATTCTGAATATTCTGGAATGTACGGAAAAGAGGGGTATCTTCTTGAACTTGAGAACGAACTGATTGATTCTGACCAGCTCGAAACAGTAGCAAGCATCATCGGTGAACAGATCGTAGGAGCGCGATTCCGAAATCTCGAGGGTGATCTGGTATACAACCCGTTGGTTGAATTCGGAGATATGGTATATACTTATGACCGCTTAGGCAACAAGTACCTTACTCCGCTGACGGATGTATCTGGCAACGTGGGCGGTCTGACTACAGTTAAGACTCAGGCTGATGATCCGATTCGGGGCAGCAGTGACTACTACAGCGAAGGAACGAAGGCTATAGTGGCAGCACGTCAGATGGTGAAAAAAGAAACATCTGCAAGGGAAGAAGCTGTTAAACGATTGGAACAAAAGATAAGCGATACAAATGCAAGTGGAATGTTCTGTACAGATGTTAGACAAGAAGATGGAAGCACTATTCGGTATCTGCACGACAAGCCTACACTAAAAGAATCATCTAACGTTATTAAAGTTACATCAGAAGCGATCGGAATCAGCAATGATGGAGGCAAAACATATCCATACGGTATAACCCTTGACGGAGAGACTATCACGAGACTTTTATATGCGGAGGGTATTAACGCTGACTATATTAATGCCGGAACGATCCTGGTAAAAGATAAAGATAAAAATGTAATTTTTGAAGCTGACATGGACGCCGGATCAGTATATATCAGCGGAAACGTGCAGATCGGCGGTGGAAAAACACTCGATGAGACATTAAAAGAGTTCGCTGCTTCTGCGAAGAACATGACTATTCAGCTGAGTAATGAGTACCAGGGGATTCCTGTTGATTCTAATGGGAATTATAGTAGCTTTCCAGAATGCTCAACTCAGGTTACGGTGATGTACGGTGCACAGGATATCACGGAGAACTGTTCGTACACTATAACCGAATCTCAGAACATCTCGGGATCCTGGGACGAAGTTGAACACATGTATACAGTTGGAAGCTTAACTGCCGACAGTGGCTGGATTGATATAAGAGCTACTTATCTTGAGAACCTGTCAGTATTGAAACGATTCACGATAGCTAAGCAGTATGCCGGAGAACAGGGTACAGCCGGAAGAACATATTTTATGCGGGCCGATGCTGACATTTTGCTAATGGGGGCTGACAAGAAGATTACTCCGAATATTCTGAACTTGAGGCCTTACTATAGAGATGGTCAGGAAGATGCTAAAAACTTTTACGCCTGGTGGACTATCGAAAAAAGTGTTGATAATGGCTCTTCCTGGGAAGATATAAGCACATACAGCACCTCGATGAAACTGATTCAGATTCAGCTGAATACACTGTCTCTTGAAGCACATGACATGATAAGGGCCAGCGCTTATGCCGACAAAGAAAAAACTATACTGTGTGATCAGCAGACGTTCCCGGTAGCACTTGACGTTTCTGCTTTATCTCAGAAAGATATAGTAGAAATTCTGTCTAATAACGGAGCTTGGAAAGGATTATACTATCTTAATAATCATTTATATATTTCGTTTGACGCAGCAAAAGGTGGAACAGTCATCCTTGGCGGTGCGAACAACGGAAACGGTCAGCTAAAGTTATATGATGAGAATGGCAACGAAGTCTTAAGACTGAACAATGGCGGGATGGCAATGAATAGTGCTTCTGACGATGCCATTACTATTTTTAGGCTCCTGCGAACAGGACTTTTTTACTATGATTCGACAGGAACAAAGAGAAAGGTAAGTATTGATACAGGCGGCTTGGCTGTATATGTAGATTATACCGATGCTAATAATTATAAAATGCTTAAATTAGGGAAATATGGCCTGTATGCAGCAAAAAAAACAAGCGGCGTAGAAGAACTCTGGATGGAGGGTGATACAAGCCATAAATGGGATGGCTATATCATCCGCTATTTGAATGACTTAGTTCGCATAACCGCAAATGCTGTGTATACAGACGGCAGTAGCATGGGGGATAACTTAGCTACAAGCGGAACCCTTTCAGTAGCAAAAACCGCTGGATTAAAAGGCGGCGCGTATGTACAAGGGAGTTTTTCGTTTGAGGATGCGGAACAAACTACAGCTTCGTCACCTGTTAGAAGAAGACCGATAGCTACAGCTGGAACTGAAGGAAAGAAGATAGCCTACATGGCATCAGGCACCACGATGTCTAGTGATGGGTTTGAAGTTGATCATTTAGAAATTAGAGGACAATTTACAACAAAAAGCTATTACACAAGAAAATTCTATTCTGGCTCAGCTCCGTCCGACATTCGCTTAAAAGAGAATATTAAGGATAGTGAGGTAAACGCTCTTGAATTAGTGAACTGGATGCAAGTCCGACAGTTCGACTGGAAAAAAGGCGGACATCAAAACATCGGCTTTGTGGCTGATGAATTGGAAAAAATCGACCCGAAATTGGCTCTGGGCGGTGGGTATGATGAAAACGGCGAGATGGATGTTAAGCAGATTAATACCCCTTACCTACTGAACTACGCTATCAAAGCGATACAGGAACTTAACGCAAAGGTTGATGAGCAAGAAAAACGTATCAAGAAATTAGAAAGGAGATTACAGTAATGGGAAAATTTAATGAGTATTCACAGAAAGTAACACCGGTCGGTGTAGGCTGACAGTGTTTCAGCAAAAGAAACGTATCCGGTATCAATATGAATGTATTTTATAAAGATTATAAAGAGGAGGTTCCTACAATGGACAAAGCTATCGAAAAAGTGATTCTCATTGCAAAAAACGAAATTGGGTATCTTGAAAAGAAAAGTAACAGTCAGCTCGACAGTAAGACTGCAAACGCCGGTTCGAACAACTATACGAAATATTGGCGAGACATTAAGCCATCATATCAAGGGCAGCCCTGGTGCGCTTGTTTCGTAAGCTGGTGCTTTATGAAAGCATTCGGACTGAATAAAGCGAAGAAGCTCCTGAAACATTGGCCTTATGTGTACTGTCCGACCATGAGCGGCTTATTTACGCTTAACGCTAACCCGAAGGTTGGCGATATCGTGATATTTAAGCACAATGGCACATTTACCCACACCGGATTAGTCACGGCGGTTGTTGGCGACCGTTTTTATACCATCGAGGGCAATACTTCCGGTGCATCCGGTATTATCGCAAACGGCGGCGGTGTTTGTGCAAAAAGCTATCTTAACAGTCAGATGCCGGGAACAAAATTCTGCACACCGGACTGGAAGATCGTAAATGGAACATCAACTAACATATCAACGACAGGAGGGAAATATATGTTCACAACAGAAACAGTAGTAGCAGGCAGCACAGGACTTTCTGTTCTTCTTTTACAGGAGATTCTTGCAGCACGAAAATTCAAAGGGAAAGACGGTAAAGAGCTTGATCTTGATCGTTCTGCCGGAACAAACACCATCTATGCTCTGAATGCTTACAAGAAATCCAGAAATATGAAACAGGACGGAATCTGCGATGCGGCTGTCTGGAAAGATTTGATTGCACTTTGATGCAGAATGAGGTATACTATCAGTAGTCGCACAGGGATTGGACTTATGATGTAAAGCTTCCTGTGTGGCTAGCACAAGTTGATAGTGCAGACTGATTCTGCCGTGCATGAATGAAAGAGCTGTATGTTCCCGATGGGAGCTGTTGGCAGCGGCGCGAGCGGACAGTCAGGAAAAGAGTTGGGACTAAAAACCCGACTCTCTTTTTTTACGTCAAATTACGATGTTATGAACAGATATAGATTTACACGGTTAGTCACAAATTAGTCACAAACAAAGCCTGAAAACCCGCATAAACAAAGGATTATTGAAGATTTTCATTAAAATTAGATTATAGAAAATGTCTTTGCAGAATCCCTTGTAAAATGCGGAAAAGCCAGCAAAATCAAGGCTTTGCAGACTTTTGTTAGAGTGATTAAGACAGTTTAAAAGCGATAAAAACAGGAACGGTTAGTCACAGTTAGTCACAAATGGGACTTTTATTTTCTCTATTTCTTCCCGGAGTTCCTCCAGAGTTCTGTGGCCGTACACAGCGTTCGTGACATCGTTCCCGAATGAATGTCCCAGCATCCTCTTCCGGTCGTTCTCCCGGACGCCATATTTTTCGCACAAGGCAGAAAAGGTATGTCGGCAATCGTGCGGCGTGTACTTCGGGTTGCCGGTTATATTCAAGCGTTCCAGTGTAGGGTAGAAGAGTTTATCCCTGTGATGCTTTTGCGTATACATTAGAAGCTTTCCTTGAGTTGCTAGTTTTGACTGGACAAAGCTATATACGGCTGAATGAATAGGTACAATCCTGTCTTTTCCGGCTTTTGTTTTAATACCGCCTTGATAATATTTTTCTTCGAGATTGATTGAAAGCTTTGATACTTCGCCAATCCTCCATCCAGAATAGCACATGATAAGAATGAGTTGTACTTCCGGATCATCGGCGTTATTCCAGAGGATTTGCAATTCCTCATCCGAAAAAGGTGTGCCGTGTTCCGTATCGTGAGGTGCATTGTTACGGACATAGAGAGCTTTATTTTCCGTGACGATCTCGGCATACATGGCGTACTTGTACATCTGCTTAAACAGTGTCAGTATCATCATTACGCTTTCTCTTTTAAGTGGGCAGGTATCTAATACCTCTTGCATGTCAGGAGCCTTTAAATCCTCAAATACGCGGTTGTGGAGTACCGTGCAGTTTAAATATCCGTTCCGGTATGCGCTCTTCGAGCTGTATGATAGTTTTGTTCCCTCAGGGAACTTCCATTTCATGAATTGCTCATATACCTCTGAGAACGTCAATTTGTGCGTTTCCGGGTGTCTTTCCTCTGCGCCCTTAAATGTATTGTAGTCTGACAGAATGCGTCCTATAAGGGCGTCTGCGTCCGTTGTAGGGGCAATCTCAAGCTCTTTTTCCATGCCTGGCTTGTACGTCCCGGCTTTGTAAGCTGTCAGGACTGCAAATCCTTTCAGATAGTCGTCAACGTAGCAGATCGCAGGCGGGCGGACCACTTTTCCTGTTATGTCGTCAATCGTTGCCGGCGGGTGCACTGCATAGCAGTTTCTTCGGCCTTTGCCAAGATAGCGGATAGAGCCAAAGCTATTCGGCAATTTCGGGTATTTCTTTCTTTTTGCCATATTTTCCTCCTTGTATAAAAACAGCCCCTGCCGTTAAGCAGGAGCGGTTCTCTTTAATGCGAATTTTGCACAAATTTCTCTAGCTGATTTCTGTCCCACAAAAGAACCTGATTTACGGTAGCTAATTCCTGAGCAGATTTTGTAAAAAATCGGTTTGTCAGGACTACGGCAACGTGGCAATGATAGAACGTCTTCCCAGCAAACGCCTCCTGTACTGCTTTGTTACCAATGTCCTTAGAATAGCATTTACATTGTATTCCGTATTTTACGCCGCCTTTTTCGGCTAAAACATCAATTCCCTGATCTCCGCTGCCCTGTGTTACACTGACATTGTAGAATCCGTTGTTCTTGAGCAGTTCTGCACAATAATATTCAAAATCATGTCCTTCCATCGTGTCGTAGACTGGGAATTGAGGAATTTCAGGTTCAGGTTTGATAACCGGCTCCGGGGATATTTCAGATGTAGGCATAGTTTTTTCTGGAGCAACAGGCTCGACTAGTTCGTTGCTATCGGTTCCATTGATATGCACGATCTCACTTAGAGTGCCAAATATTTTTGACAACATTGCCGACAATGCAGCAATAATCAATGTCCCAGGAACAAACATGATGATTCCTGCGAAGATTCCTGAGCCTACTTCGACAGGGTCTTGGGTACTTCCATTTCTCAATCCGGAAACAGTGATGTCCGCCATAAACAAAAGCCACAAGACTGTAAAGAATGCTGCGAGCTTATGTTTTTTGTAAAAATTAAATATGTGTTTCATATAGTCCTCTTAAAGTTTCGTTTCGAATACTCGTCCACACTTCTTACAACGGAATGTTTGTTTCCCCTTTGGCTTTGTGTTGACAAGAGTAAAAGGGTGTAGTGGATTTAAATTAATAGTTGTTTTTTTGATTACCTGATAGATATTCAACATCAGTGCTGTCACAGCCAAAACGTGGACATTTGATTTTCTTAGCCATATTGTTAATCCCTCCGTTTGATTATTCTTGCGTATCTTCGCTATACATGGTAAAAGAATCATTGAAGTTTTCCCAGTCAGCCTTATTTTCTGCATAAGTTGATACAGTTTCTTCGCCAGTTGAGGAATCCTTGACTGTAACTTTATAATCCACATCTTTTTCGGCTACCCCGTTCACCTGCTGATATACCGGAGCTGTGAACAATGCGATATATCCAATGAAAAGTTCAGATTGTGCAAGATTGGTAGATGCAAGATCAATTTTGAACTCAGTCATGGTATCATTATATGTAATATCCTCAACGTTCGGATAGTTGGTATCATCATCCAGGATATCTTTAATATAATCGTCAAAATTGGATTTTACGGTCTTTTTCCATTCCTTCTGCTGTTTCTTTGTAAGAGTGTAGGTTGTAGAACCGTCCTCATTGACAACAGCTTCCTTCGATTCTGGCGCTAATGAAGCATTATCATCTTCTCCGAACCCGTAGTCTGGGACAGTAACGGTGACATCTTTTCCACTTGCCAGAACTGGACTGGAAGAAGCTAAAGTAAGTGCAGCCGTCAAGAGTATTGCTGTAGTCTTTTTCTTCATCTTTTCCCCTCCTTTTTGAACATTATACAACAGATAGAAAAGAAATAGAATGATTTAGGTGAAAATAATTCAAAAAAAATTTGACTTATGATATTAAAGGCAAGTAACTAAACAGACAAAATGCCGATTTTTGTCGAATGCTGTAGTAAATTTCTCAATATTTGTGTAATATTAAGAATTGTATATTCACTTATTGAAGAGTATAATAGACCTATTAGGAGGGATTATATGAGCGTTATTAAACGCCTGCTTTCACTTTTTCTGCTCGTTCTGACACTGTTGTTACTGCAACACGCCATTTCATGCAGGATTAGGGATAACTATAACAGCAAAGTCACATCGCAGAGCTATCGTAGCGCAAACTACGCATATCAACGCCTGCATTTGCATTCGGTTGCCAAGACTGTCGTTAAGAAGAGCACTCCTGCGCAGGATTATTTGAGTGCAATTTTTCTTGCGTCAATGCTTATAGCGCACTTAAAATTCGACATTGCGAATGTTTTCTTTACGATCACGCACGTTCCGGTCTATCTCTGGCAGCTAGCAAGGTGTGATTTGTCTAAAACTCCGGTCTATCGTACTAAAGATGAGATATAATAAAAAGAACAAATGTTTGGAAAATGTTCTTGTGCGGTAGGAGGTATAGCATGGATTATAAGAAAGAAATTATTGAACTAATAGAAAACTGTGAAAATGAGAACAAGTTAAAATTTGTCTATACGATTCTTATTAAATATCTAAAATCAAAGAAGCAAGGGGATTAACCCTTGCTCCTTTTGTTTAGCGATGAAACTATTTGTTTTATTGCTTTCTTATCTTCTTTATCGAGTGCTTTGTATTCTTCGATAAAGTCTAAGATGTCAGGTTCTGACATAAGATTTCCAATTATGGTTGCATAATCGTCATCGCTTTTAGAACCCATGAGGTATGTCGGTGTTACTTCCAGAACGCCACATAGAAGCTCGATAGTGTCCATATCTGGCCTGCACTTATCTTTTTCCCAGTCACTAATTGAATTATGTTTTGCATTGATTTTTTCTGCAAGTTGCTTCTGGGTCAGCTTCTTTGCCGTTCTGGCTTGCTTGATTTTCTCACCAAATGTCATTATCGGTTCCTCCCTTCATAATTAATAATAATATAGAAATTTCGAACTGTCAATAAAATAATTTCGATTTTATCGAAATTTATTCTTGACATTCGGATATTTCGAAGTTATACTATAATTGTTCGATAGGAACGAAATTCAAGTAGAAAGGAGAGGTGAAAAAATGTGCGTTGGTAAGAAAATCAAGTCATACCTTGAAAGTAACGGCATAACGCAGACATTTGTCGCCAACAAAACTGGCATTCCTGTTCAGAAACTCAATCTTTCTCTCAATGGAAATCGCAGATTAGATTTCGATGAATACGAATTAATCTGTGGGGCGTTATCTGTTGGGACTGACAAGTTTCTTGAACCAAAGTTACCAGAATAGGAGATGAAAATATGAAACGCCATCCGATTATGGAATATGTGATTCCAGCAATTGTAGCAATTGTGGCAACAGTTTTAATCCGTTTAGTACTAGGGTGGTAAGAATCGAAACAATAATCGGAATAGCCACATCTTTCAATAACAACTTTTTAAATTCATGTTTTCTTTCGGCAATATAAGATTTTCCCTGTTCGGAAATCGTAATAGAGAGAGTTTTTCCTTTTGCATATCTGACCTGACCGTCTTGATTGATTCTAGGAAAAGATTCTCTATCAACAGAAATCAATTTTTCTTCTTCAAGAAAGCTAGAAATTTTGATTTCATTTTCTGAAAGAGAAGAATATTCAATTCTTTCTTTGTCTGAAAGATATTTCAAGAAATTAAATTGTTCTTTATTGAGATACACAATATCACCTCCCATCTACCGGGAGTATATCACAAGAAAGGAGTGAACACATGTCAGAAGAAAAGAAAAATATTATCAGAGACGTGACAGCGCGCATTGATAAGCTTCCAAAAGATAAGAAACATTATATTCTGGGGTATATGGACGGAGTTATTGATTGCAGTAATTCTGACCAGAAAAAAGAAGAAGTTAAGAAAGGAGCATGAAATGAGCGAAGTTGATAACTTCATCCAGCAGAACGCAGAAGTTCACGATTTTGTCGAGAAGATCGCAAGAATCATATCAGGAATCCCACAGATGCCAGAGTTCTCGAATGAGCGTTTGACGGTTAAATCCGTAAGCAAGATTCTCGGAATCCCGGAATCATCAGTCAGAGCCGGTATCGTCTATGGCTGGCTGCCGATCGGAACAGCTTACCGGGGCAACAAGATCATTACATCTCAGACGAAATCGAACGTCCGAACAGAATACGTAATCTCGCCCCGGAAACTCTGGGAAGAATTTGGATATGTCTGGAAAGGAAAGGCGGCTCTGGATGAGAAAGCTTGATCTGACGAAAGACGTTCCGGCAACATCGTATACGGAAATCTGCATGGAATTTGCATTGGAATCCGGTCAGGAATTATATGTTGACGGGAAGAAAGTTTACACGTCCGATATGGAGTATATCGGGGAAATCGAGTAGGTGCCCCGGAGGGAGCTGAAACCTCCACCCCGGAGCTTTGCACCCACTAAAGCACCTTAGTGGATACAGGTTAATTATAAGCCTCTATCTGCTAATTGTAAAGGCAAATAAGAACAAATAAGGAGAAATTAGCTAGATATGAGCGAAATTAGAAACGAAAATCAGCCAACATGGGCTGACATCGAAGTAGCACTTGCGACTGAAGTCGTTGAGGAAAGCAAGAAAAAATCAAGAAAGTGGTTCACGGCATGGGTTGTGACAGTAGCCGCACTGGTGGCAAGCAACCTTGCGTGGATCATAGGAGGTATTAGTGAGTAATCTGAAAAACATCATCTGTGCCGCACTCATCGGGAGTTTTTCCACATTCCTTCCATTTTGGCAGTGGGGCGGATCGGGCAGGCAGCTTTTTGCGGCGGTGATGAATACAACAATCGTATATGGAATTCTCTGGGATATTGATACGACAGAGGGAAAGGAGAATGAAAATGTATAAGAAAGAGATTGACGAAATTTACGAACTCTGTAAAAGAGTTGCAAATGAAGTTCCGACAGCAAACGCCTCGTTCAATTATTCAATTTATGGCATGAGTGTATGTGGACTTAGAAGGAAGGAAGATGTTAATCTTCCCGAAGACAAATTTAAATGGGATTTGTATCAGAGTGTATCTTTTAATCCATTTTACGAGAAAGAGAGTCGTGAAAGTCTCAAAATAATCAAGACTTTCTTACTAGAACTTCTGATAGATGGGAGGTGCCCATTAAATGTTGAATCAGACAGAGCTGAAGCTCCTGCCGACAATGGAACTGATAACAACAGCGAACGTGCTTCTGGAGGAGCTGAACAGGCGGAAAGCGTACATTCTTGATTGGGAGAACCCGGATATGTATCTGAATCATCTCGAATATCATTGCGCTGGTGGAATCTTTCCAAACGGCGAGCAGAATCCGGCGAGAGGAGATGGCTCTGACAATGTTTACTGTTTCTTTAGCGAGGTGAGAAAAGATGCAGGAGAGAATTGATGAAATCCTTGCCCTGATAGACGAGCAACTTTCCCTTGTAGCTGATAACTACATCGAGAGTTCATACAAGGCGAGGACGCTGGCGAGCTACGTACAGGCTCTGAACGGGCTTTTAACGGCTCAGAAATCGTATAAGGAGGAAAATATCGGTGAGTGAATTTGAAATCCGTATTCCGGCAAGGAAGAAGCAGCCTGCAACCGACAAGGACAACCCGGTTGTGAAAGTATCAACTGTTGCATACAACGCACTGGTTGAAATCTATAACGAATCAACCTTATCAATGAAAGATATCGCAAGTTTGCTGATTATTGAGGGCAGTAAACATGTGGTTTATGACAAGGAGGAATAGAAGTGAATATATATGAGAAGTTAGGTATTATTCAGTCAAAGCTGAAAGCCCCTAAAGGACAGTACAATTCTTTCGGGAAATACAAATACAGAAGCTGTGAAGATATTTTGGAAGCTGTAAAGCCTCTCCTGACAGAAACAAGAACTGTATTGAGCATCACCGACCAGATGGAAGTTGTTGGGGACAGGATTTATGTCAGATCAGAAGCACACTTGAAAGACTGTGATGATACTGGCGAAATCGTTACAGTTGCTTATGCAAGGGAAGAAGAATCTAAGAAAGGCATGGATTCTTCGCAGGTAACAGGCGCAGCTTCATCTTATGCCAGAAAGTACGCTTTAAACGGACTGTTCTGTATTGATGATAACAAAGACAGTGATTCTACTAATACAGGAGAGAAAGAAAAAACGTCCGGCAGGAAAGCGGAATCGTCAAAAGAAACCGAGATGATTAGTTCCGAGACTACTATGTCAATCAAAAACATTATTGATAAGTACCCGGAAGCTAAACTTTTAGACCAGATCAAGACTCGTTTCAAGGTAAATGACATTAAGTCACTTACAAAAGAGAAAGGACACAAATGTCTTAAAATGTTAATTGACTATGATAAACAGCATACAGAAAAGGAGTAGCAGCATGAATAAAGTAATTCTTACAGGAAGATTTACACGCGATCCGGAAATCAAGTACACCAATGATGGAACATCTATTGCAAGGTTTTCTATTGCAGTGAACAGGAGATTTGTAAAAGAAGGTTCTGACCAGAAAGCAGATTCCTTGAATTGCATCGCTTTCGGAAAATCGGCAGAATTTATCGAGAAATATTTTTCTAAAGGAATGAAAGCGGATTTATCCGGGAGAATCCAGACCGGCAGCTACACCAATCGCGATGGACAGAAGATATACACAACAGACATTGTTGTAGAAGAAATTGAATTTGGTGAAAGTAAAAGTGCTAATCAGAGTCAGTGCAAATCAGAAGCTCCACGTCCAGAAGCCGACCCGGACGGATTTATGAATATTCCAGATGGAATTGATGAGGAGCTGCCGTTCGCATGATACAAATTGACAGTAGGGAACATCAGAAAGTTATTGATGGCATTAAGAAAGCATTTGATGTAGTAGGAGAAAAATGGTTCGTGTCAAAGCTTTACGTCGGGGATTACATGAATTATGACAACCCCAGGTTAGTTGTTGACCGAAAGCAAAATCTCTCCGAATTATGCGGAAATGTCTGCCAGCAGCATGAGAGATTCCGTGCCGAGATTATCCGGGCAAATGAAGCAGGGATAAAACTCGTGTTCCTGTGTGAGCATGGAAAAGGGATTGAAAAACTGGACGATGTTCTCTGGTGGGAGAATCCCCGGGCGAAGAAAAGAGTTAAAAAAAATGGCGTCTGGGTAGAACAGGAACAGAAAGTTATGCACGGAGATGTCTTATATAAGATTCTTTGCACGATGCAACGCAAGTATGGTGTTGAATTTCTGTTTTGCGACAAGAAAGACACTGGCAAAAGGATTTTGGAGATTCTGTCAAATGGATAAAGAAACAATTAAACAGCAGAACAGTATGAGAGATGTTCTGAGCAGATACGGAATGGTTCCGAACAGAGCCGGATTTATAAATTGTCCTTTTCACCCGAAAGACCGCACTGCATCCATGAAAATCTATAAAGACAGCTATTATTGTTTCGGTTGTGGTGCAACAGGTGACATATTTACATTCGTCCAGAACATGGATAATTGCGATTTTAAGACAGCTTTTACCATACTTGGGGGGACTTACCAGAAACCGGATTTCTCTTCCAGAATGGCAATATATCATCATCGGAAGCAGATGGAAATGAAGCGTAAAGAGGAGCAGAAAAAAAAGGCCGAATTGGATGAATGCTTGTCTGATATTGACTTTTATCGGGCGGAAATCGAGCGATGGAGTCCTCTTTCTGACAGATGGTGTGAAGCATGGAATGCACTTCAAAAAGCACTGTACCTGCATGGAGAATTGAATGGTATACCGTATTAGAAAAGAGGTGATATAGATGGTTCCTTTGAACAAGTTGGATTCGAAATCCATCATGTCTCGGGAAGTGCTGGATGAGGTGTTCAATCAGGAGGATGAGATTTACAGGGCTGAACTGTTGGCCAGCCTTGCGCTTCGAGCATCTGAATTGAGGTGCAAAACAGAGTTTACAAGCGTGGTAAACGCATACAAAAAAGTGCAAAAAGATATAAAAAGGCAAGAACGGGAAGACATCCAGAGACAATTAAAAGAAGCTAGCCTTGTAGAACACTATACGAACTTTACGGATAGTCCATATGATAGAATGTCCTGCGGAAACTGGATTGCAGCAGATGATGGAATTTGCACTTGGAATTCTACTACTGGAATAACAGATGTTAGGGCCTGCTATCATCCTATATTGCCGGTTGAACGCCTAAAAAATATTCAGACAGGCGAGGAGCAGATAAAAATTGCCTTTAAACGTAACAATAGATGGCAAGAGATTATTGTTCCAAAAGATGTCGTAGCAACTGCGTCCAAGATTGTAGGGCTATCCAAGAACGGGATAGCTGTAACATCAGAAACTGCTAAACACCTTGTAAGGTACTTATCGGATGTGGAAAATCTGAACGATGAGTACATAGAAATACAATATTCGTCCGGAAAGCTTGGATGGATTGGAGACGGTTTTCTGCCATACAGTGAGGAAATCATATTTGATGGGGATGCGAAGTTCAGGCAACTTTTTGAAGCCATTCAGGTAAAAGGAGATAGGGAAGCTTGGTATGAGCATGTAAAAAAGATCAGGCAGCAGGATAAATTCGAAATTAAGTTTATGCTGGCAGCGTCTTTCGCCAGCGTTCTGATTAAGCCACTGGATGCACTTCCATTTTTTACCGATTTATGGGGCCTTACTGGAAACGGAAAGTCTGTTACCCACATGCTGGCCGCTTCGGTCTGGGCGGATCCGTCCGAAAACAAGTATATAGGAAACTTCAAGAGTTCGGATGTTGGCCTGGAAGTAAAAGCTGACATGCTCAATAATCTCCCCCTTATCCTTGATGATACAAGCCAGAAGGATAAGAAGATTGAGGAAAACTTTGAGCGAATCGTGTATGATCTCTGTTCCGGTCAAGGAAAAACCAGGTCCAACAAAGAACTGGGGTTAACAAGAGAAAGCACGTGGAAGTTGTGTATCCTCACAAACGGTGAGTATCCATTGCAGTCCTACGTGAACCAGGGCGGCGCTGTAAACCGTATCCTTGAAGTAGAATGCACGCATGATAAGTTGTTCGAAAATCCGCAAGATACTATTGATATTCTTAAGAAAAACTATGGCTTTGCTGGGAAAGACTTCGTGGCGGCGCTGGAAGAAATGAGTGTTGATAAGATTAAAAATATCCAGCAGGAGATTTTGAAAAAAATCGCATCAGACGATAAAACGGATAAACAGCTACTTTCCTTATCAATTGTTCTGACTGCAGATAGAATCGCCACAGATATGCTTTTCAAGGACATGCAGTATATTGATATACAAGATGCAAAAAACACTCTTGCTGATGTATCAGATGTGTCTCCGAATGAACGTTGTTATGAGTACCTGGTGGATATGATTTCTATGAATGAGCAACGTTTTGACGTTGATACGCCTTGTGAAAAATGGGGGGATCCCATTGAAAAAGATGAAGAAATGAACCGATTAGTGTACTTCTATCCCACTGCGCTCAATAATATCTGCAAAAATGGCGGATATTCCAAAAAGGCGTTTTTATCATGGGGCATGAAAATGGGGCTTGTTATTTCCAATAATAAGTACGGTAACGTTCTGAAGAGAGAGTCAGAAAGCAGGAATCCAAAAAAGTTTTGCTGCTTGAAAGTGGTAAATGATCTTGATAGATACCTGGAAGAGCAAAAAAAGGCGAGTTTATTCCAGATATCGGATCCGGTGTTTGATTAGCTTTGTAACCGAGTAACCTTGTAACTTTTCGGAATGTATATATATATATAGAAAAATAAAAATATGATAATGAAATTATTTTTTTCTCCTATATAGAGAATGTATGGGTTACACGGTTACACGGTTGCAAACGCTTCAAACTCGCATAAATACTGGATTTTTTTGTAACCCAAATGAAACCGGCTTTTTAAAATAGGTTACATATAAAGGAGATGGAAGATGAAAGTAGAAGCAAAAGATATTCCTATCATACAAAAATTTATGACAGAATACTGGAAAGCTATAAAAGAGTTCTACTCAGCAGAGCTTACAGACGAATATTCCAGCAAAGTCTATGATACTTGCACAGAGCTGGGAGAGCTGGCGGGGACATGTCCGGACGAGAGCGACAAACAGTTCTTACTTGATAATATAAATGCTTTCCATAGGCTTCTGGATTTTAAACAGAGAGGAATGAGAAAGAATGTACAAACAGAAGTATAAAGAAGGTCAGCAGATCCACAAAGACATATACCTGTACATCTGCCGGTATATCAAGGAACATCGGTACGCACCGTCATATAAAGAAATCGCTGACGGGGTCGGTGTGTCAAATGCCACAGTGCTCCGCCACATGGATATGCTGCGAACAGATGGGCTGATCGAAACGGATCATCCGAAGACACCGAGAGCGTTCCGGTTGACAGGATATGAGTTCGTTGCAAGGAGGAAGAAACATGAAACTGTATGAGCTATTCAAAGGCACTGAGTACATTGGAGAATTCACTCTTGACGAGATCATAAGTATCACAGGAGCACATCGGAGTGCACTGCTCAACAGCGTGGCGCACGGTGTTCTCGTAAATGACTTGTGGGACGTCTCTCCGGCTCATGATCGGACTTTAAACCGGAATGATGATGGCTCATTGCTTAAGCAGTTTGAAGCCGTTACAGGGCAGATTAGGAGGTGCGTGAAGCGTGAGTAGTAAGTTGAAGGCAAAGCCACGAAAGCAGAGGCTCCCTCTAGCTCAGTCCAATCAGGCAGCTCAGGCATTCGGACGGGCAATGATTAACTGCCAGTGCGGAACGAGTTTTATCGAGTAAGGAGGACACAAAATGAAATTATTTAAAACAGTAGATGAGAAATTAGCGGAAATTGGATTTGTAAAAGAAGAAGAAGACAAGTATGGGTGCGTGTATAAAAGAAAAGATAAGGAATATAATTTTACGCAAAAAGTCTTCATTGGACACAAAAAATCTGGTGGACATATTTTGCATTCATATGATCCAGATTTAGGAGATGATAAAGGGATTGGAAATACTTGTGTTGGTCTTACAGAATATGAAATGAAATTATTTCTCAAAAAGATGAAGCGGATGAAAATGTATTCTGGAAAGAAAGTAAGCATCAAATAATATAATGAAATTGGAATTTCAAAGGAGGAAATGTATGTTAATCAGAAGTCAGGATAAAAGAATGATTGTAAATTTCGACAATATTTGCACAGTATCAGCGTTTCCTGAAAAGGATAGTGAGGATATCTATGTCGAAGATGGCACAGGCTC